TGGGGCAATACCACTAACACAAATTGCGACACAAGATGGTTATAGTTCAACCCCAAATCAAACATTAAAGTTTAACAACTTTTTTACATCATTTGAAACTCAAAATTCACCAAAGTTTAAATCAAACCAACAATATAAAACTTTGTTGATGCCAAGTTTTGGTACAACCTATAATCAAGTGGTTGCGGAATGTTTTAGAGATACTATAACAGGTTTAACCCAAACACAAGAGGTACGTAATAACAAGGCGGTTTTTAATGGTTCTGTTAGACCATTTTGGGCGGCACCAAATTTCGGATACTTTGAATTATCAAGTATTAAAAAACCTATGTATAATGAATACATGAAGGAGATTAATCCCGAAACATCAATTCAAGATGTTGTCAAATTTGGACAAACATATTCAAAAATTGATGATGTTTTTGGTACATTCAAAACTGAGATTTTAGATTCTTTTGAGTTGGAGTTTTTAAATTTTTCAAAATCATTTACAGATTTAACATCTGAAGATTTGTCAGATTCAAATTATGCAAATAGAAACTTTCAAGGATTAATGTCACAAATGTTATTGGTTCCAACAATTACGTTAACAAGTAGTTTAGACCAATATGTGACAGATTGTGGAAATGCTCAATTAAAACAAGCCAATACTGTTGTACAATCTTTTGTAAACTATGACGTTGTGTTTAAATATGGAAACCCAAGTAATTTTAATAGACGTGTTTTTGGTACTTTTACAACTTTAAATACTACAAATTTTAATAAAGTTGTTGACCCATATCCATACAATGCTTATGTACAAAACACAGTACCAGTTACCAACGGTCCTGTAACACAGATAACCTTAGCACAATCTAAATTAGCATATCCTGAAGCTTGGAAAGCGATGGAAACATACGTTGGATTTGCCACAACAACAGGATTAACATATTCAAATTCAGGTAGTTATTACACAGACTTTTTTCCAACATTAAATGTTGAATTTACCGAAAGTAATGTTAAAAACTTTTCATCTCTTATAAAAATATTTGGAACTCAAAAATTGTTAAATAATGGTGTATATACTAATACTGATTTTACAACAGGAATTAACAATTTTTACATAAATAATAATGAATATTTAAATTATGTTTTAAGTCAGTTAATTCCTACGTTACAAAAAGAATTACCCAATGTAACACAAACAACTGAAAAACCAATTTTATCTGCAGTTGATGGTTTACAACCAAAAATTGAACTTTATGAGGCTTTTAAAGCATTTAACGATAAATGGATTGCAGGTAGTGAATTTAATGATAGAACTTTATATCAAGACGTTATGTTTTTAGATAGGGCTAATAGAGATATTGGTGATAAAGTATTAGTTGATGTTTATAAATTAAAAGATTTCTTTTCAGGTACAACATCACTTAATACAAGAATTATTGATTTTGTTAGTAGAATTATTGCCGACAACCAATTTCAAATGATGCCACTTCCAGCATATATGAATTTTTGGGGTGCTGGTGAAGTTACACAAGGTGCGCCACCAAGAACTGAAACTTCTAATAATTTAGCAAATTCGCTATTTGGTACATTTTTAGATGTTGATTATAGAGAATCACAACCAAAGTTTGTTTGTTATTACGCAGGAAAACCAAGTGAACATTTGGATATGAGGGAAAACGCCGATTATAGATGGAGAAGTGATGCTTTTGATTTATCAAGGTATTCAGACATGCCATTACTTTCAGAAGTAAAAAATACAAAAACAGATTGGGCTCAATCAAATAAGGTTGTTGGTTTTAATGTTGATTTTGGAATTAGAAATCAAAGTGTGTTTTATAGTATACAACTTGACCAAAACAATGCCGCAGCTACAACGGAAGCTAACAGAGTTATAACGGACATGGGTAACCAAGCTGGTGGTAGGAGAACAAATACACAAAACGTTAGTTTATATAATTTATATAAAAACAGAAGTTATGAATGTAGAGTAGAATCGATGGGTAACGCCATGATTCAACCAACAATGTATTTTAACTTAAGAAACGTACCAATGTTTAGAGGTCCGTATATGATTCAATCGGTTGAACATACAATTAGTGCTGGTGAGTTTAAAACATTCTTTAGCGGTGTTAGAATGCCAATATATTCATTACCTTTAATTACAAAACAATTAGTTTCAATTAACGCCAATTTATTAGGACAATTAGTACAAATCTTAAAAAGACAAAAAGAAACTGAAGTTGCTGCGACACAACCAACAATAAATGTTATTACTATTGGTAATAGTGTTCAAGATAATATTAAGTATTCATCTGGTAATATATCACAATGTCAAGCAGATATGTTAACAACAAATCCAAGATATCGAAATTATCTTGGTATTGAAAATACCCAACAATCAATATCATTTGCTGATTTGGCAAAAATAATAAGAGATAACATTACATCTGGACCTGCAAGAGCTATGGTATTATTTACGGCATATGTTAATGGCCATGATGATAATTCTGTATTTACATTTAACTTTGATTTAGGTAATACACCATTAGGTGGAGCAACCTTCCCAAAACAAATAAACTATGGTGGAAGAGAAAAATATTTTCAAAAACAATTTGGTTGTAAAGTTAATCAAAATGAATTTGCTCAACCAAGTGCGGTATTTACAACTGGTACATCTGGTGAGTCATTTACAAATTCTGTTAAATTTATAAATGATTATTATCTTAATGAACAAGTATTATCAAAAAGTTTACTGTTTGCACCATTGTTAATAGTAAATGACCAAAATCAACAAGTTTTATCACCACCAAAATGGGTAACAAAAAAAGATTATATTGATAATATGTATCAAATTTGGATTAGATATTGGCCACAAAACAGATTTCAAACAAACGAAGATTATGAAAAATGGGAAAAGGCCAATGCAAATATGGGAAAAACGTTTATAACTGCGGCTGAAAATGTGGCTGAATTATTATCCAAATACAAACTTGTTAACTTTTAATGATATTTATTGAGAAACTATAGTTATGAATATTAAACAACATTTAGACAATTATCTTGGTAAGAACACAAGATATACAGAAAAAAATGCCGGAAATGGATTTACTGAAGTATGTGATTTAGACACTGGTAATTGTTATACAGTTAGAGACAGAGACGGTCTTATTGAAAGAGTTGATAACACAATGAGAACAAATAAAAGAGTTCAAGTAGAAACACCACAAGGTGTTAAACAATTATTAAACGGTTAAAAAATGGCTATTGATAAAAAAATTATTGAAGAAATAAAAAGACACAATTCTATTAATAGATATATTGTAGAACAAGATGCTTTAGGTGATTTACCAACACCACCTGCAGATTCGGCAGCACCTGCAGACCCGGCAGCACCTGCAGACCCGGCAGCACCTGTAGACCCAACATTAACAACACCACCAACAACACCTGAAGTTATTGATACAGAAACAGATACTGAAGTTGAAAAAATTGATAGTAACGGAAATAGTGAAGACAGTGAAAGTAGTTCTGAAGAATTGGATATTACTGATTTAGTAAATTCACAAAAAAATATTGAAAACAAACAACAAGAATATTTTGACATGATGTTTAAACAAATTGAGGACATGCAGAGTAAATTAAATTCTATGGACCAAGTATTTGAAAAACTAAACTCAATGGAAGAAAAAATTGAACAAAGCAGACCAAAAACACCACAAGAAAAATTGGAATTGAGAAGTTTGGACAGTGGTCCATTCCATCAAAAATTATCTGATTTTTTCCAAGACAAACAAGAAGATTTAACAAAGTCAGGAAAAAACGAATACGTATTAACTTCGGATGAAGTTGAAAATATAGTTCCTTCAGATATCAAAAAATCTTTTGACAATTATGGTGATGAACCAACAGGAACATCTTTCAAAATGAATTGATTTTTAACAACTTTTTACTATATTAAAGGGGTCACGTTGTGGCCCTTTTTTATTTGGCGAAATAATTTGACGAACAGAAAAATAACAACTATAATTTATAAACTAACAATCTAATTAAACAAAAAACATGATGAGTTCACTTGACGCAGTACTTTCACAGTACGAAAAAAACACACAGTCTTTCGGAGACTCTAACCGAATGTCCCAAGAGGAAAGAATGAAAAAGTATTTTGCTTGTATTCTTCCACAAGGGCAATCTCAAGGACAACGTAGAGTACGTATCCTTCCTACACCTGATGGTTCTTCACCTTTTAAAGAAGTTTGGTACCATGAATTACAAGTGGGTGGTAAATGGCAAAAATTTTATGACCCGGGTAAAAATGACAACGAACGTTCACCTTTGAATGAGGTTTACGATGAGTTGATGGCAACTGGCAAAGAGTCAGATAAAGAATTGGCTAAACAATACAAATCCCGTAAATTTTACATCGTAAAGGTTGTTGACCGTGATGCTGAAGAAGAAGGTGTAAAGTTTTGGCGTTTTAAACACAATTACAAGAATGATGGTATTCTTGACAAAATTATTCCAATTTGGAGACAAAAGGGTGATGTAACTGACCCCCAAAAAGGTAGAGACCTTATTGTACAGTTGGTTAAATCTAAAACTCCTGGTGGAAAAGATTACACAACAATCCAAACTATTATGCACGATGACCCAGCACCTCTTCACGAGACAGCTAATGTTATGGAAGAGTGGTTGAAAGATGAGTTGACATGGAATGATGTTTACTCTAAGAAACCTGTAGAATACTTGGAAGCAATCTCTCGTGGTGAAGAACCTCGTTGGGATAGTGAAACAGGTAAATACTTGTACGGTGATTCAGGAGATATGATGATGGGTGGTTCTAAACCAAAAACATCGGTTCCTGCTGACCCACAATTATTTGACGAACCTGCTGAGGACTTACCGTTCTAATAAAACAAAACATCATGTATGGTATCTTGTTTGGTACCATACATGATTAATTTATAACACACATGGCAATCAAGAAAAACGATTTTAATTCAGTAAAGAAGAAATTCTCAACTTCGGCGAAGTATAAACCACAAAGATACTTTGACTTGGGTAAAGATTTCTTGGATGCTGTAGGACTACCAGGACCCGCCATAGGACACTTAAACATGTTCTTGGGTCACTCTGATACAGGTAAGACAACGGGTCTTGTAAAAGCGGCCGTATCAGCTCAGAAACAAAATATTCTTCCCGTGTTCATTATCACCGAACAGAAGTGGAGTTTTGAACACGCAAGACTTATGGGTTTTGATTGTGAAGAAGTAGTTGACCCCGAAACAGGGGAGTTGGATTGGGATGGATTTTTCATCTTCAACAACAACTTCTCTTACATTGAACAAATCACAGATTATATTAATAGTTTGTTGGACGCTCAAGAAAAAGGTGAATTGGAATATGATTTATTGTTCCTTTGGGATTCAGTAGGTTCGGTTCCTTGTAAGATGACTTACGAAGGTAAAGGTGGTAAACAACACAACGCAGCGGTTCTTGCCGACAAAATTGGAATGGGTATCAACCAACGTATTTCAGGTTCTCGTAAATCTGATTCAAAATACGAAAACAGTTTGGTTATTGTTAATCAGCCTTGGGTTGAACTTCCTGACAATCCATTTGGACAACCAAAGATTAAAGCAAAAGGTGGTGAAGCAATTTGGTTAAACTCATCTTTGGTATTCTTATTCGGTAATCAGAAAGGTGCGGGAACAAACAAAATTTCAGCAACCAAAGACAAACGAACTGTTAAGTTTGCAATTCGTACAAAAGTTTCTGTTATGAAAAACCACATCAATGGTTTGGGATATGAGGATGGAAAAATCATCGTAACACCACACGGATTCTTGGCAGGAAAAGACGCGGCTGAAGAAAAAATATCTATTGAACAATACAAGAAAGAAAACGCTGAGTATTGGAAAGAGATTATTGGGGCTGATGGAGATTTCAGCTTGTTTGAGGAAAAAGAAAGTGAACCAGTATAAACAATAAATTGTGAAGACACTCTTAGTAGATGGTGATAACCTATTCAAAATCGGATTTCACGGGGTCAGAGACCTCTTCGTGGAAGGAAACCATATCGGGGGTGTCTTTCATTTTATCAATACCCTCAGAAAACAAATTGATGAACACAAC